ATATGTCAAACGTGCTGTTGAGATGACACGACAACAAAAACATTACTACAAGACTTTGAAGAACAAGCTGGTCATGCAGGTAGCAGGGGAGGAAGTTACCGCCATAAACGCAGCGGTGGGCATGAACAAGCTACTGCAAATTGCAGGAGGGGCTATCTATACTGACGGTGGTGACACTGTGGCCTTTGATATTAAGCACAGATACAATGTTTTGCGCGAGGTCATAGACGAAGCCAACAAAAAAGTCTTGGTGTTCGTACCCTTTAAACACACGATAGATGTTTTGGTAGATAAGCTACGGGCAGATGGTATCACGGCAGACATAATCCGTGGTAACGTATCAGCGGTACGGCGCACAGAGTTGTTTAAACAATTCCAGACCACGCCCGATCCTAAGTTTTGGTTATCCAACCACAATCCGCCGCTCACGGAGTTACGTTAACAGCAGCCGACACAGTTGTGTGGTGGGGGCCAACCTCTTCTTTAGAGACATACGCACAGGCTAATGCTCGGGTGCATAGAACAGGGCAAGACCACAAATGCACGGTTGTGCAGTTGCAAGGCTCTGCTGTGGAAAAGCATGTTTATAGACTTCTGGACGCTAGAATAGACGTTCATTCAGAAATTATAAATCTTTATAAAAATATACTTGACTAGACCATCAAACTAAAATAGATGTAAAGTCTCGACGTATTAGGAGAATACTTATGTTAGAGAAAGATGTATCAGTGGATACACTTACGCGCACGTATATAAAGATAAGAGAAAAACGTGCAGAATTATCGTCTGAGTTTAAAAAGTCAGATGACGCCCTGCAGATGCAGTTAGAGAAAGTGAAGACTACACTTCTTAACTACTGCAAAGAACAGGGCGTAGAGAGTGTTCGCACCTCTGAAGGTATATTTTATAGGTCAGTAAAGACGCGATACTGGACTAGCGATTGGGAAGCCATGCACGACTTTGTTAAGACGCATGACGCTTTAGAGTTGCTAGAGAAACGTATTAGCCAATCTGCCCTGCAAGAGTTTTTAGAGGATAACCCTGATCTTCCGCAGCCAGAAGGTCTTAAAGCTAAATCTGAATACACATTGTCAGTGAGGAAAAAATGACAACACAATTTAGACCTATAGAAGACGTAGCTAAAAAGCTATCAGTCTCTACATCTACCGTCCGTGCGTGGACACGACAGGGACACATCCCCGACAACGCCTATATCAAGATCGGTCAGACGTACCGTTACTTGGTAGATGAGACAATCGCGGGGTTGATTAAACATAACGCTGAACCTGATGAGGTTGCCGTTACTGAACCCGCAGAAGATCAACAATAAGCCAGAATAGGAGAATACAAATGGCAGAACAGAACCCGATGTTTTATAACATCAATGGCGTGGTGGTTATGTACCCTCGCATGAACAAGACATATCGCTTCGACAACACAGAAAGAAAATCTGTGCCTTGCGGTGTGTTTGAAGATGGTGCGGCATACACCACATCATTCCTTATGACTAAGGCGCAAGCTAAAGAGTTGTACGAAGCTATGGCGCAAGCCTACACTATGAAACGGGAACCTAGCTGGCCCGAAAAGTTTGAAATGCCCTTCAAAAAACGTGAGGACGGAACTTACGAGGGCAAGGCACGTCTCAAGGGTGCGTATGGTGAAGATGCTACACGCAAACCAGCGCAGTATGACGCCAAGGGGGTTAAGCTAGACGATGACTTTATGCTTACGTCTGGAAGCACCGTGAATATTGCTATCGCTTTCGTACCCTACAATATGCGCGAGGCCTCTGTATCGCTACGTCTCCGTGCCGTGCAAGTCGTAGAACTCAAACCTATGGAAGAGCAAAATCCATTCGGTTCGGTTAGCGGTTACGACAGCAAGGCCAAACCACAGATTAGTGGGTTTGAGGTAGACGCACAAGAAAGCCCCTTCCCTGCTGCGTCTGAGGTTGAAGCAGAGGAAGCGCCAAAAAAGACAACCAAGAAAAAGGTTGCACCCAAGTCAAAAGAAGTTGACCCTGAGTTGTCCGAGATACTGGGCGCTTGGGAAGACTAACTTACTACTGCCACAATCAGACTGTAAGTAAGGCGTTTATGCGTCTGGTTGTGGCGTCTTTTGACGTTGGGGATATTGATGGACACCAAGACTTTTTTAGAGGCAGTGTTACCCCCAGAGGGTCCATACTGCATATTCGCTGCCCGTGCGTCTGACGAGCGTAGGGTACAGAAGTTTTATACTACCTTAGACATTGTTGTGGATGCTGCTAACGGGTTTAACGGTGATGGGTTTGACGTATACTTTGCTCTGGCATCTTTAGTAGAAGCAAAGAACCGTAAAGTAGATAATGTAAGTCACCTTGGCTCTTTGTTTTTGGATTTAGACTGTGGCCCTATGAAAGAGTACGCCACACAAGCCGAGGCGTTTACTTCGCTAAAGAATTTCTGCAAAACCTTGAAGCTGCCAAAACCACTAATCATAAACTCAGGTCGTGGGGTGCATGTAATTACGAGTAGTCAACACACATAACTACAAGACAGACCCACCGACATTAGTAGAACCGTTCCATGAGCAGGTTATTACTAAGGTGGGTTTCGATACCTTCTCAGAGTTGCTAGGGGGAGAATCCATACCTGCACCTAAGAAGTATACGCCACCGACTAATAACTCAGTCACAGACTTACTTCACCAGAACATGCAGAGTAACTTTAAGGATATTCTTGGTAAGACAATGGCAGGACGTGGCTGTGATCAGCTACGCAGCATTGTGCTTGAGCAAGAGACTACATCTGAGCCTATGTGGAGGGCGGGGTTATCTATAGCTAAGTTCTGCTCCGATGCTGACAAAGCCGCGCACCTTATATCTAGGAAACACGCGGGGTATACCGCGCTGGACACTGCAGAAAAACTGAACCTTATAAAAGGACCATACCTCTGTAGTACGTTTGACCAACACAATCCCAACGTATGTCCTAAATGCCCTAATTGGGGTAAGGTCAAGTCACCGATAACTCTGGGCAACAGGGTAAGGGAAGCGGATAAAGAAGAGACAGTAGAAGCACCTGCTGTTAACCTGCCCAACGCACCCAAGAACAAATACGTTATACCTACGTACCCACGCCCATATTTTCGGGGGGCAAGCGGTGGCGTATATTATAGGACTACAAACAATGACGGGGACATTGATGAGAAGTGCCTCTACCACAACGATCTTTATGTGGTGCGTAGGTTGCGCGATCCAGAGATGGGCGAGGCCATTGTCATGCGTCTGCACCTACCGAAAGACGGGGTACGGGAGTTTACTGTACCTCTAACGGCGGTTACGTCCCGCGACGAGTTTAGGAAATATATGTCTATGCAGGGTGTTGGAGTAGCCAAACCTGATGACCTTATGCAGTACACAATTACATGGGTAAATGAAATGCAAGCTACAAGCATGGCTGATGAAGCTCACACACAATTCGGATGGGCTGACGATGACGCTAATTCGTTCATACTAGGCAACCAACAGGTCTTTGCAGATCGGGTGGAGTTTAACCCTCCGTCCACAGGCACAGTATCTTTGTTCCCTGCCTTTGAACCCCGAGGCGATCTTGAGAGTTGGAAGAAAGAGGTTGTCGGGTTTTATGAGCGCGATGATCTAGAATTACACCAGTATGTTTTTGGTGTGGCCTTCGGCAGTCCATTGGTGCAATTTACACCTATAAACTGCGCTACAATGCACATTCACAGTAAGGACTCAGGTGTAGGCAAGACAACCACACTCAAGGCTGCGCTTACTTTGTACGGCAACCCCGACGAGCTTATGCTGCAAGAGAGGGACACGTATAACATTAAGATGAACAGGGCCGAGCGGTTGCGTAGTGTCATGTTAGGTATGGATGAGATAACCAACACCCCCAGTAAACAGCTTAGTGACATAGCCTACCAATTTACGAGTGGTAAGCAGCGTGGACGCATGGCAAGCAGTGCGAATGTAGAACGGCATAGGGGTGGCTCATGGAAGTTACTAGCTGTTACCACAGGCAACACCAGCATTATTGAGCGTATATCCATAACCAAGGCTGCGCCCAAAGCAGAGGCCCAGCGGATACTTGAAGTTAAGGTTGGTCGTAAGCTCTTTGATACAAAAGAAGAGACGGACGTGCTTGGCATGTCCCTAGAGAATAACTACGGCTTGGCGGCAATACCATACTTGCAGTGGGTCATGCAGAACAAAGAACAGGTCAAGCAGATGCTTGCTAAGACACAAGCGCGAGTTGACCAAGCTGCGGGACTTACCGCAGAAAACAGGTTTTGGTCTGTGCATGTAGCTTGCACGTTAACAGGATTGATAA